TATTCACACCTAATATCGGGTTAGATGTATGTCTTTCATATGGCATAATATAATTATAGTAAATACTGTCTTTATAGGGCTCTCTATCTCTACTCATAAATTTAATCTTAATCTTATCTGCTGGATTTTTATTATTATAAGTGTAATCATAATATTTTTTATTACGAACATTATTCATATCTTGAACCATCCAGATTAATTCTTTTACTAGATTTTTAAAATAAAATTTTATATTTAATTCATCATTGTCATATAAACTATTTTTGTTGATGATTAAATCACCGTTATACTGTAAAGTTTCTATCAAATACTCATGTTTATTAGTAGCAAAATTTCTCCTTTCTTCTTCCTCTAAATAGATATACTCCCCGATAATATAACAATCTGAGATATGTATATCTTTTCGATAGTCTGTTACACACATTGAATCCAGATCATTTAATTCAATGTGTATTCTAATATCTGTGTGTTGTAATGCAATTAACGGGATGGCTACACCTGGATTATTACAGTTAAAAAATACTAGAGGTAATATTATCTGATATTCTGGTTTAGGTTTATTATTATATTCTGTTAATACTGGATTTTGTCCTATTAAATCCAATAATCCTCTGTTTTTCTGTCTTCTCCTATTTAGGTTGTAATACAAAAATATATACTCTCCTGTATGACTATTAATTAACTGATCGCCAATATATAGATTTATCTTCTTAATGATATAACATCCAATATATTCAATCCATGCAAAATTAGATGGTTGTCCTGATTTAGTTAAATTGACTTTTATTGATTGATCAACGCTATTCAATTTATCTATAGTTTTTGTATTAGTATTTATATTTGTTTGAAACAGATTTATTATATTTTCGGTCGTTATTATAATAGATGGATCAATAACTAATTTTTTATCGTATAGGGGTGTAATATCTATTATTATATCCAACATAAAATTATAAACATCAGTATCATGGTTTAAACTGTTGTAATACAAATCTAGATCGGTCTTTATATTAAATAAATATTTTGTAGTTAAATTATCAAATAATTTTTGATATTTCAATCTTTCTTCCTCTGTATCAAACTGTTTAATAGGTAGCCATAATTTATTCCATAATTCATATTTATGACGATCAGTATGTATATTAAAAGGATTAGTTATACTAGTAATCAGTAATTCAAAATAATCGTTTGTCTCTTTAATTATATCTAATATGCCGATTAATCCAGTGTGTTTAATCTTAGATCTATAAACCGGATCTGCTATTGTTTGATTATGAGGTTGATGGTAGTATATTAGATTTCCGTTAGGATCTTTTGAGTATTCTAGAATATTTATTAAAGTATCTAGAATATGCTGATAATAATCAAAATAGTAAATATCACCTTGTAATACTATATCTTGAACTAATAATATTCCATAATTATTATCATACTGTTTTAATTGATCTTGTAAAATTTTCAACCTTCGATTTAGATATTTTCCAATCTCTCCATTATTAATAGGTAATTTATTTTGAAAATAAGTTTTACTAGAATCATAATAATAGTTAGACGGATTATTTAATATCTGATCTGTTATATGAACTAGATAACTATCTATCTCTACTCCAAATTCATCAGTATATACTGTACTATTAAGAATGTTGTTAGTATAAAGGTTGTTATAATTATTTACAAAACTTTTTAATATATTAATCCAAATACTATTCAAAATATCCGAGTAGATATAAATAGTCGGCGATGCATTAAGTGTTCCTAACGGAGGTTTTGTATTTATTTTTAAAAGTGGATTACTGTTATAGTTATTATCATAGTATGTAGTGTAATCTGGGATTTTTTCTGGAGATAATCCAAAAAGATTAATAACTGATACTAAGATAGGTCTAATGACTTGATAATATGGTGCAGATATACTATTTATTAAATCCAAATATCTAACAACAACATATTCTGGAGGCACATAATCAATATTATTAAAAGTTAAAAATTCACCCTGTCTGATAATTGCTGGATATAATACATCACCACTAGGTCCTAATATACTTCTAAAAATATTCAGATTATTGATAATTAAAAAATCATATGTTGTATTGATTATTACAGGTATGAGTTTATTATTAATATCTGTCTGAGTAGTTGTTAATAATGGATCTAGGATGTTGATAATATTCTGGATTTCTTGTGCATGTTCTGGATGAGTGTCTAACAGATTTTTTAAGACTAGATTTATAACAGTCGGGATATCTCTGTTTGAAAATATCGGAGTATAATTTAAAAAAAGGATATTACCAAAATTAGATGGTATAGCACCATTATTTTGACTCTTAATTACATCTGCATATAAACCAGAATTAATTATATCCAACCTGACTGTTAGATTGACATCATCTAGATAACTATTGTATAAATTACTATTAAAGATAATTGTATTCGAGTTATGAAAATCTTCTACTTTTATATTTGTATAATCTTGTATGGGGATATAGATATCTGATGGGGCACCAGCAATAGGTGTAATATTAAATTTACTAGTATATTGATCTTGTATGATAGGATTAATATTATTTGCGGTGGACATATTAGTCCAGGATCCATATATATCATATCCACCTGTTTTTTTATTCATAATTCTATAAAATATGAACTGTGCATTATTTTGTAGAGAGTTATAGATTGCTTCTAGCTCTAATATATTATTCTGTAAATCATAAATAATAGTATTGATGATAGTATCTTTTGTTCTTATTATATCAAATTCACTATTAATCTCTGTATTGTATTTAAGTAGATATGAATTAAAAATCTTGTAACTATCCAAATAATCATACAATAGTGTATTATTTAGATATTGTCTAGATATTCCAGCTTGAAATATAGTAAAACTTTTGATATATTCAACATGTCCTTCAATATAATAATCGGCATTATCGGTATTGTAAATAAAAAATATATTTTCATCATTAAAACTAGTTTGATCGAATATACTGACTCCTAGAGCATAATTTTTATAATCTAAAAATAAAATATCTTTTGTATTATCAGAGTTGTATAATAATCGGGGGTTTATTTTATCTAATTTATTAGCATTAATAAACTCATATTCAATCTGATATTGATTATAAGTAAAATATTCAGTCACTACATCATCATAATATAAATCAGATGTCCCTTTAGGATTGTTTGATATCCAGATATTAGGATTTATTAAACTCGTTAAATTTGTTATATTATCAATCATATTTGTGGATATCAGATTATCGTGTTTAAGAGTAAATATCTCTTGATTGATTAAAATCTTAATATTATCATAATCAGTTTGATCTATATAATCATCTGGATTTTTAGTAGTTGTCCAATCTATATTTAAGTTTATTAGTAAATCTTGAACTTGTTTTACAGTATAATTTTGATATGTAAAATTAACAAACGGTAAATTAATTACTAGATATAACTTGTATAAGAGATCTCCGTATTTTTGAATTTTCATATCACTTTTTACTCCAAAATCTATTTTATTAGTAAATCTTAAATTATATTCAGTTTTAGAAAAATTAGTATGTCTTCGATAGACAGACTTAAAAAAAGTGATATGAGGATCTACTGTTAAAAATATATCATCGACACCTCTCGCCACTAACTGCATAATTCCGCCTGTCATAATTATAATTTATAGTATAATAATTCTATAAATTATTTTAACCAAAAGTGTAAGCAAGGCCAGCCATTCCACTAACAATTCTTAAAATGTTGTAATTAACCGCATAAATCCTAATATTTACAGTATCGCCTACTAAAACTTGTGGATCTATATTTAGAGTCAGTGATATTTTTGATATCATACTTAAATTTGCTGTTCCAGATGGTTGATGTTCTTCCGGAAATATAGAAAAACTGTAACAATTAATTCCATCGGATGGTGTTGTTTTATGACATTGATACGGTTGAACATAATTGAAATAGTTTCGATCAAGATTATTCAATCTAGAATAACTATTAAAAGTCAGTGTTGAAAATAGGACCGGGTTACCAACTCCAGTTTCATAATTAATACTGTAATTATCCCACACATTTTTATGATAGCCAGTAATATTATCAGTATAACTAGTTTTTTGCACAACCCATACTAACTCTTTAGTAGGATGAACGAAAGAATTTAATATAGCTTCATAATTATTTAGACTGATATCCGGATATTCTATTAGTTGTAACTGTTCTATTAGATATTCATGACTAGCCTGTGCAAATCTTCTTCTTTCTCCAGAATCTAAATAAATAAAATCTACTAATAATCTAGCACTAATATTTAATTTTAACTGTTCTGGCACTTCATCCAAAAATATACTATCACCTACATCTGATTCAATAGTTGCATTTTTTTCAATATAAGATACATCTTCAATATTTCTAAAATTAAATACAAACCTAACATCATGATATTCGAGAGCAACTAATGGTAAAGCTAATCCACTAAATCTAGAATACCAAAATTGTAAAGGGATTCTTAACTGATATTTCGGTTTAACTAGTTTATTGAATCCAGTTAATTCGGGTATATTACCTATCATCCTATAGTAAGTATCTTGTATGTCTCTATTTGAAGATAGTTCATACCATATATTTAACCAATCACCATACGATTTATCCACTTTTTGACCTCCTATATAAATTTCCATATAATTAAGGATCGCGTGACCTAATTTATTAACCCAAGCAAATTTAATATGTTTATTTAATAAGTCTTGATAGATTATTTGTTGATCTTTCATCAGATTAAAAAAATACTGTTGAACTAAAGTAGATTTATCAAGAGATATATTCATCGCGGTAAAAGCAAATTCTTTAGGATCTGATGGAGAGATAGTACTAACTACCGATTGCATACTTACTTCGTCGTAAGTATAGACCGGATTATAGTTAGGATCAGACATTAATATTTTAAAATTAAGTATTGTTGTCTGATTAACTGGATTATTAAAAATACTGTTGATAATACTGATTATTTTACTAGAATCAGTATTATTGCTTGATTCAATTATACTTAACGATTCGACATATGCTTGTCTGTTGATAGTCATAAAATTAATAGTAATATCGTAGTTTTCTTGAGCTTTTTTTAATTCTGCTCGAGAGATGTTAGTAGGCGCATTATATTTTATCAAGTTTATCTCCGGGATATCTATCTCTAGATATGTATGATGGATTAAATCACCAATATGTGGGATTGTAATAGAAGATGTAGAACCAAAATAGACTGGATCATCAAAATTAAGATATAACGATTCTACTGCAAAATGTGTATGACGCCGATATACTATCTTGAAAAAAGTTATCTCAGGAGTTCCTGTTAAAAATAAATCTTGACTACCATACGTTGATATTTGTATTAAACCTCCTGCCATATATAAATGTATTTATGATTTTTTTTGATAATAAAAAATCGCTATAATAATAACTAGTACTAATACAAAAGTATAAATATACTGTTTGTCATTATATGGTGGATAATTAAAAGATTCAATATTACTATTGTCTTCTTCTGTAGTAATATTCTTATTTATAGGTACATCGATTAAATCTTCATTTACATATGTAGTAGTCACTGGATAATCTATATCATAATCAATGTAATAATCATCGTAATCTAAATAATATGGATAACCCCATCCGTAACTCCATCCGTATCCTCCACCATAATAATCATTATTACTATAATATCTCCTATTACGACGATGTCTGTGACCATGATTATAATCATAATGTTTTTTATATTTATTTGATGATCTAACATATTCACCACGAGATCCGCCATATGATCCGCCACGAAATCCACCACGCGATCCACCACGAGATCCACCATATGATCCGCCACGAGATCCGCCATATGATCCGCCACGAGATCCGCCATATGATCCGCCACGAGATCCGCCATATGATCCGCCACGAAATCCACCATAAGATCCGCCGCGTGATCCACCATATGATCCACCCCGAGATCCACCACCACCTCTAAAATTTTCTACTAAAAAGCTCATGTATATATATATTATTCTGGATAATTATTTTAATCGATGATAAAATTATATGATTAAAAAGGTTAGATATAAATATAAATATTATGCGGTCATATCAGTAGTTAAATATAATATACAACAAAATCCGATAGTATTAGATTGGGATAATTATAAATTGATTAGGAATATGAAAAAAAAGTGGAAATGCGATAAGACAGGGATGATTTATTGTTATCATAAATGTAATGATATTAGTAAGAAGATTTTTTTGCATGATATAGTTGTTGCTCTTTATAACAAAAAGAATAAAAAGAAAATAGTACATATTAACAATATAGGTGCAGATAATCGTTATGAAAATCTATTAATACAAGATAAGATAAAATACAAGAAAAAAACTAGAACGATGATTTTACATGATAATTTAGTAAAATCAAATATTAAGTTAGATGATATACCTAGTTATATATGTTATATGAAGCCCGATAAATCTCATGGAGATAGATTTATAGTGGATGTACCTGGATTAAAATCATGGAAGACTAGTTCATCTAATAAAATTAATACGATTGATAAATTTAATATCGCGGTTGAATATTTGGATAAACTCAAGATAGAATATCCTGATAAATTTAATTACAATAATGATATAGATAACAGTAAGATTAAAAAACTAACTAGTAGTTATTACCAGATTATTAAGAGGATATAAATTCTATTTAGTCATGTAAAAAATTGAAATTTAATAATTATGATATATATTCAAAAATATATCATAATATAACGAACTATAATGGATTATCCTAATACACAAAAGAATATAGGATTTATTTTAGAGGATAAAATCAATAAACTATTGTACGACCTAAATATTTTTGATAATATTTTTACAGAGAAGAAAATAGTAAAAATATATGGCAAATCAATGTATGGAATAGATCATTTAGCAATTATCAATAATAAGATTATTACTATACAAGATAAATGGGCGAGTTCTGCTCCGGAAATATCTCATATTCATAAGTTTATAAATACTAGTGAAGAAATGATTAAAAAATTAGGTAATAACACAGAACTATTATGTGGAATATTTTTATCAAAAATAAAGATGACAAAAACAGGATATGATATTATGTCAGAAATTGGAAATTCTAAATATCCATCAAAAAAATATTATAATATCTCTTTACTAAATGCTAATTTATCTGATCCAGTAGAAGATCAACAAAATACTTTAGTTAAAAAACTCGAAAAATTTATAATAAACATACTAACAACGAGAGGGTTATACAAAATAAATGAAATTAAAAATTATAAATTAAGAGATGATCAGATGGATGATATTAGAAAATTTAGAGAAAAATTATTGGATAATAATACGACTAGAATAAACTGTGGAATTATATCTAAACCGACTGGAACAGGTAAATCAATAACTGCATTTGGTTGTATAGGTGAATATATGATAACTTATCCGGATTCTATTTTATGGATAACAGAAAGAATAGATGTCCTAAAATCTAAGTTTGATGATACAAAAAAATTAGATATGTGCATCAAAATGGGGATAATCCAGTCTTATGATTTATATGATTTATTAATTTGTTATAATGATAATTTAGATATTGATAATTTAAACAAAAAATTATCTAAAAGAGTTTTTATGATAACTAATACTGCTTCTATACTATACAACAAGAGATACAAAAATATATTATTAGATAAATTTGGAATGATAATAATGGATGAATCTCACTGGGCCGGTGCTAATGATAGGTATCAATTTTTAGAATATACAAAGAATAATTGGACTAATTTAAAATGCATTTTAGGATTTTCGGCAACACCGATAAGAGATAATAAAGAAAATATTCATAATATAAAAAAAATATTTGGTGATGGAACTAATATTAATTTTATATCTGTAATGACATTTTTAGATGCGATAAACTCTGGTATTATAGTAGCGCCAGATTATTACTGGATCGATACAAAATTAGATAAAAAAATATCATACCAAAAATATAAAAAACAGATAGCAATAAATATAGGTAATTATAAAATTATGTTAGAACATATCGATAAATTATTAGGAATGTCATATACAAATAAGGGGGTTTTTTGGTCTCAGCGTGTAGAAAATGCTAAAAATTGGAAGCAAATATTCGAAGATTGTAAAAATGATATAGAAAAATATCCTAACATATCTCAATACAAATTTTTTATTACATACTCGCAAAATAATAAGAACGGATCTCAGTTAGATCAATTTTTACATTATCGTGATAAATGTGTATTAATCGCCGTAGAACAAGGTAAAGAAGGGTTTGATGATTCCCGGATTGATATATGTGGTAATTTAGAACCGGTGTTTAACAGATCATCAGTAAAAAGTCAACAACAGATCGGAAGATCCGTAAGAAAATATAAACAAAAAGAAAAATCTATAGTATTTGATTGTTTTTGTTTTGAAGACGATGATGATCAGATCAGAAATTTTATAAATATGATATGTGATTATATTATTCTAGTAAAAAATATCAATATAATAGATCCGTTTTTTGATCCGAATAAAGAGTATGATAAACTAAAAAAAATAATTACTTATGATAAAGATCATGGTAAGATTAAAATATTAGTAGGAGTAAATAAAGAGATAATTTTTAATATAAGCGATACTATATTAAAATATTTAGAATGGAAAAATATTCCGGATATGATTAATGAAGAGATAAAACAAAATATTTATGTAGATGGAATTACATGCAAGATAGCAATGGATATTATAAAAAAACATAAGATAGAATTTAACGATAAAGAAGATTATCTCAAGTTATGTGAATTGGACAATAGACTACCGGTTAATCCATTTTTAACTTTTCATGATTTTCCGGGTTGGATTGAATATCTAAATATAGATAGGAGTAAATATTATCAAAGTGTTGATGAATGTCAAATGTCCATAAAACAAATTATCAGAGAAAATAATAATGAAATTAATGAATATATTAATAGTTATGATAAAATATATAGATATTGTAGAACTATCGATAAATTACTACCTCCTTTAATATGTGATTTTTTTACTAAAGAATTAAAAGATCTTTCTATTATTTGTCACATATCCATAAAAAAGATTGATAAAAATTGAAATAAAATATATAAGACCATTCATGTTATAATTATTACTATTATAAGATATAATGGAGCAAAATAAGGCTATAAATAAATATCAATGCGATATATGCGCTTTATCTTTTAAAAAAAAGATAGAATTTAATCGTCATAAATCTAAAAAAGAATGTATAGAAGATACATTAGAAGATAAAGAAGAATTAACTAATCTTTTTAGATGGTCTTTAGATTTTTTACGAGATCGAGAACATTTAACAGGTGAAAAAGCTTTAAGATGCATAACTAGTTTATTAATTTTAAGATTATCAGAACCACAAATAATAAATGGTAATATAAATATTTATAACATGGATTATTACGATCTTAATAATTATGATGAAAAAAATATTAAATATTATATGAATTTAACGATATTTAAAAATTTAAAAAACATTCCTGAAAACGATTATATATCGACCCTTATGCGATTGCGAGAAGTAATATTAATATATCATCCAAAATTTAAAGATCTATTTAATTTAGACGATCCGTTTAGGATTAAATATGGTTCATCATTTAAAGAACTAATTAAAAAATATAGTAATTTTCCTTTCGAAAAATATGAAGTAGATATTCAAGGCGAAGCTTATGAGGAAGTTATTAAAGATATTATGACCGGAAAAATCCTAGGACAGTTTTTTACCCCCTCTATCGTAAAACAATTAATGGTAGATTTAATAAATCCTAAAGTATATCCTGATGGAACTACAGAAACAGTGTTTGATCCAGCAATGGGTACTGGTGGGTTTTTAATTACAACTTATCGTCATTTTTATAAAATAGCTAAAGAACAAAACATCAAATTAGATGACAATTTTATAAAAATAAACGGATTATCTGGTAGAGAAGTTGAACCTGATACATATCAGATAGCAAAAGCTAATATGCTAATATCATCTGGTCAAATATTTGATTCTTTAAAACATAAAGATAGTATAAGAGATAAAATAACTGATAAATATGATATAGTACTAGCAAATCCGCCTTTTGGTATTAAGGGATTAAATTATGATGGTATTCAAATAGTAGGTAAATGTGATTATCTTCCTATAAAATCTAATTCAGCTATTCCTCTCTTTCTACAATTAATGATTTATATCTTAAAAATAAATGGTAGATGTGCAACGATTGTTCCAGATGGCCAGGATTTATTTAATAAAGGATATACTTATGTCTCTTTAAGAGAGTATATTATGAAAACATCCGATTTAAAAAAGGTTATAATACTGCCGCCTAATATATTTACTAATACAAATATTAAAACATGTGTACTTTATTTTGAAAAGTTAAAAGAAGGATCTGATGTTATGAAGATTAAAAAGAATAAAACAAAAACAGATTATATATTTGTTAAAGAACATCAAACTAAATCAGTAAAGTTTTATGAATATGATATATTTACTAAAGAAAAAAAGTTATTAATTGATGTTTCTATTGAACAAATAGCTAAAAATAATTATTCTTTAAATTATAATGATTATATAGAGAAAAAAGATGAAGTTTGTGTAGATAATTTCAATACCAAATCGTTAGGTGATATATGTGAATTTATTAGTGGCAAAAAGAGAAATGCAAATGAAGCTTTAGAAACTGGTAAGTATAAATTTATAACTTGTAGTATCCAAGGATATTCGTATCTTGATGATTATGATTACGAAGATAAAGCATTAATAATTAATTCCATAAATGGATCAGGTCGTTGTATGATTTATTGTACTGATAAATATTCTACTACATCTAATAATTTTCATTTTAAGATTAAAGATAAAGAACTAGTAATTACTGAATATATTTATTACTACCTATATTATCATATTGAATTGTTAGAAACTGGATTTTTAGGTTCTAATCAAAAAAAAATATCTAAAGAGTATATTGAAAAAATTAACATACCTATTCCATCTTTAAATAAACAAAAAAATATTATCAAACAATTAGATTTATTAGAAAATAATAAGAATACTTGTAAAAAAAATATTGATGAATTAGAAAAAATAATAAAAAATTATATTTATCATCATTTATTATCAAAAAAAACAAATCTACTATTATTAGCGGATATATGTGATTTTAAGAATGGACAAAATATAACAAAAGATAAATTAATAGATGGACCTTATCCAGTAGTAGGTGGTGGTAAAAGTCCATTCGGATATAATAATAAATATAATGTCGATGAAAATACTATATTGATAAGTAAGGATGGTGCATATGCTGGATATGTTAGTAAATATCCAAATAAAGTATTTGTTAGTAATCATGGCATATATATATCTAAGATTAACAATGGATATGAAAAAGATTACATATATTACTCCTTAAAGCTAATCTTACAAGATGATATATATAAGTTACAAACTGGAGCCGCTCAACCAGGTATAAATAAAGAACAATTAATGAAACTAAAAATATCAGTTCCATCTCTAGATGAACAAAAAGAAATAATAACTAGATGCAATCATACTTATGATTTAATTAAAAATTTAGAAGAACAAATAAAATACAACGATCAATTATCTAAACAAATAATTAATAATATAGTAACAAAAGTTGACTAATATAATTTTTATTATTATTTATTAATAATAATAAAAATCAATCAGTATATACTACTGCGGTTAATCCATCTTGAACTCTAAAAACATTGTAATTCGGAGCAAATACATAAAATAAAGAATTTTTTATAATATTTTCATACCACAGAGTTAATATCTGTCTTTCTATCCTTGAAAAATTACATGCACCGGATGGTTGATGTTGTTCTGGATACAGAGAGAAACTATAAACATTTATACCGTCTCTAGGAGTATTGTTATGATAGATAGTAGGTAATAAAGTACTAAAATATTTAATCTCTCTCTTTTCAAATCTTTCTTCATCATTAAATCTTAGTTCTGCGTAATTAAGTGGATTTTTTGTATAATCTAACAATAATCCATAATTACCGAATTGATTTACAATTATATCTTTTGAACTATCTATCCTAGTATCTGTCATAAAATCAGTAGATATGCTAATATCTATTATATCTAGATATTTACTGATGTTCTGTATTAATATCTGAGAATTACTAGTTATTTTTATACTAGCAATTATCTTACCTGTTATACTTTTATCATTATATATTAGGGAGTTGGGATTAACCCATGTATTTGTTGGACTCTGATTATCTATGTATAAATTATCTACTTGTAATTTACTTTTTGGACTTACTTTAATCCATATACTGCTACTGCTATTAATTGGATTATTATCTGCAACTACTATACTATCTAACAATAGTCTGTTAGTTGCATTTATGATCTCATTATCCCAGTTATCTTGATTTGTATATGCTAAAAATTTATGACAGTCTATATAATCATTTAGAGTAACAGTCCAGATTAATTCTTTAACAGGATAGTTAAATTGTAATTGTATTCTTTTTCTAATACTCTCATTTATATTATTCATGTAACTATTATTTTGGACCTGTTCTATTAAATATTCATGATATGTTTTAGAGAATTTGTTCCTTTCATCAAAATCTAAATATATGTAATCTATTAATAGAGATGCGAACAATATATGTAGGTCTTTAAAATTATTGTAATCTTGTGTATATACTATTAGGTTTTTATAATCATTAAATTCAACAGATATATATACTTCATGATATTGTATAGCGATTAATGGGAGTGCGGTTCCGGTTATTCTACTAAACCAGAATTTAATCGGTATATAGAGATCAAATTCTGGCTTAGTCTGATTATTAAGATCAGTCATTAAAGGAGTATCGCCGATTAAGTATAAATATCCACGTTCATGATTACCGGTTCTAGCTAGTTCATACCAAATATCTAGCCATATACCTAACTGTTGATCTATAG